ATTAGTGCAACTAATACTGTTGTTGAAAACAGTATGGATGCAGATGCAGCACTTATATGGAGTGTGCTTTGGTATGGTAAGATGAGTGCTAACAAACGAGTATGGGATCACTACCGCGCACAGAACAAGCCAGTCATTGTCATAGAAGTGGGCGGGCTTATACGCAATGAAACTTGGAAGTTGGGTATAAACGGGATCAATAGAGATGCAGACTTTGCACTAGAAGAATACATGCCCGATGATCGTGCAAATAAACTTGGCATTGTGCTAAAACCCTGGCAACAAGAAGGCGAATATGTACTTGTTTGTGGACAACACGGACACAGCGAACAATGGCGCGACATGCCAGATATGGATACCTACTATCGCAATACAATAACTGAAATCCGCAAGCACACCGATAAACCTATAGTTGTACGCAGTCATCCTCGTTTTAGAGAGTCATTACACTGGACATGCGATATGCAGTGGTACAAGGACAACAATGTAACTTGGAATATACCCAAGCATATACAACAAACCTATGACAGTTTTGATTTAGAACACATGCTAAAACATACACATTTTTGTGTAAGCCATAGTAGCAATGCTGGACTAACTAGTGTTATTCAAGGCGTGCCTGCTGTTGTAAGTGAACACAGTTTAGCCTGGGATGTAAGCACTACTATGGGACAATGGTTAAGTAAACCAGAACGCCACAATTGGTTGAACAGACTCTGCTATGTAGAATGGCGTGCTGACGAAATTGGTGTTCAGTGGCAAAGAATTAGAGAAAGACTGTAAGTAAACTGTTGCATTTATGCAACACTTCCCGCCAAAAATACACTGTAGAGTGTGTATATATAGATATTTTGTTGTGTGAGTAGTACAATAAGCATAAGTATTCACTGTATGCTTGTAAGTTATTCATGCACAGCATCCTTTTACACACATACAGAATTTTAATAAAGGAAAACAACTAAAATGAAAAGACTACTATCGACTGCTGCAATTGTTGCAGCACTAACAACTCCTGCCATGGCTGATGTAACAATCGGTGGCGACTTTGAATGGAGTTTTCAAGATTCAAACGGAACATCAACAACTGCAGTGGATGCGGATGTAAACATTAAACCAAGCATGACATTGGACAATGGTTATGTTGTAAGTGCAGACTTTAACATTGATCAGGATGCTAATGATGATGGCGGCAACAGTTTAACTGTTGCAAAAGACATGTTTAAATTAGACATGGGTGATACAGACAGTGCTCTAGATGCTATTGACGATGTAACTGATTTCGGTTATGTATTGTCAAATGGTTCGCCAAGTACAGATCATGCAGCATTGCTGACAGTTTCCCCAATTGAAGGCTTGAAGTTGCTTGCTTCATTTGCTGGTGACAGCAACTATGGTACAACTGCAACTGCAGGTCATGCATATGGTGCTCAGTTTACACTTGGCGGTGTAACACTAGGTGGTGCTAAATTGCAAAATGATGACAGCACAGAAGAACGTGTAATGAACGTAAGTGCAGCCTTTGGCGATTTTACAGTTGGTTATGAAGTACACACTGCAACAACTGCTGCAGATGTTGACACAGATACAACCACTATCGGTGGCGGTTACACATTCGGTGACACAACATTCTTAGTTGAAGCAATGGAAACAGAATCACAAAGTGTAGTAAGCAGTGACGAAATGACCTACGGTATTCACCACACACTTGCACCAGGCCTTGTAGCATTTGTTGAAACAACAGATGACGAAAAGACTGCTAGTGAAGAAACAACTGCAATTGGTCTTACAATGAAATTCTAATTTTTATTAGGATAATAAAAAAGCAGCGGAAACGCTGCTTTTTTTGTGACTTATGTATGCCATCTATAGTCTTGGACGGTTCCATCTAACCAGGTAGTAACTAGTCCCTGATCTGTTAGTATGTTATTTTTAAGGACTATTTCTTTCATATTATCATTTAACAAATCTTGATCTACCATACTATACCAAGTTGTATTATAATCTAGTGGATCACGTTCTTTGTATACAAGTACTTGAATCCAGTCGTCATACTTTAATTTTTGTAAATAAAAATCCTTTACATCAAAACCATTTATTGCAAGAAGATAAATTAGCTGTGTCACTGTAAATGTATTGTAATGTTGCGCTGGTGTATAGTGTTGGAAACGATGCTGTAATACGTTGACTGTGCTTGGAACTGCTAGGTATAGCATACCTCCCATACCCATATTTCTATTGACTCTACCTAAAAACTCAATAGGACTATAAATGTACTGCATAACATCATGACACCATACAACATCGAATTTAACACTCCACATTGTATCGTCTGTGTTTAAATCAAAATTTCTATATTTTATGTTGTGTCTTTGTGGTTCTATATGTTCGCAGTTCAAATCAAAGCCAACGCAGTTAAAGTCTAGGTAACGTCCTTCGGTTCCATCTTCTAGCAGTTCACGCATATTTGCCCAGTATTCTAGATCACTACCGTTACCACAACCAAAGTCTGCCATGTGTTTGATACTACGTTTAAAATCATCGAACTGATTAAGCAGTTCTAGTGTAGGCTTACTGTCTCGCACTATTCAATCCTAATGTCTTCCATGCCAGCAGTGCGTAGTCGAACTATATGTCCCATCTGCCACTGTTTAGCATCCAAGCCTTTCATGATACCAAGCCACTTGTTGCGTAGCAGTGCAACTTCATTAATGATAGTTTCAAAGTCAATGACTTCATCTTCGCCATCAACATACTTTTCTGCGTCACGGCTTGTTAGCGCACGAGCATACCCTTCCAAATACTTTTGAAAATGCTTGCGACGGATCTTGCGCAGTTGTATGTTTAAGTAATTAAGTACTGCTTCAATCTCTTGTAGTTGATTAAAGCGGTGTTCAGTAATACCAGGCAATGCACTGATGTTACGTTCAACAATGCCTTTTACCCCACATTCACGCTTTGCTTCCTCAAGTTCACTTTCGTAATAACCAATGAAGCCTGGAATTTCTGCAAGATTATTTACAACTCTGTTGTACCATTGACTCAATAGTCTTCATCTTCGTATTCGAAGTCCTCTTCTGGCTCGCCAAGTATATCTTCTACACTTGCTTTGATATACTTGTCTAAACCTGCTAGTCTATAAAGTTCTTCTTCATCCAACAATTCCTGCAGATCATCCACTAGATGATCCGTTGCTTGTTGCATATCCTTTGAAGATATGTACTGTTTCAAAATAGTATATACTTTTTTAACTATTTCTTCATTCATTTGTAGTTGCTTCCTCAAGTACTTCGCCTGTTTGTGCATCTACTACATCACCATTTGGTGCAGTAACAGTTGCTTCAGCGATATCGTCTATACTTAGTCCATCAGCATTAGAAATGTCCTGCATAATACGTTCCAGTTTATCACCTGTCCAGCCTTTGCGAAATTCTAACATTTCTTCACCTGCTGTAGTAGTGTACTTCAAACGATTACCTTGTTTAACAAGCAAACCTTTCTTTTCAAACAAGTCTAGTAGTCCGCTGTAGGGATCCATACCAGTCTCATATGGAATCTTTACTTGTACACCTTCAAATGGTTTTGCATAACGTGTTTTCATAACTTTACAGCCTGCACGAATACCCATTACATCACTGATCTTATTACCATCAGCATCTTCTTTGAGTTTCATTTTCTTCATAGCAATAACAATACTTGAAGCGTAGATAAAGCCTTGCCCACCTGAGATTTTATCATCTGGATCAAACATATCTTGACTTGCATAAGTGTGGTTTGTACACACCATGCCCACGTTATAACTGCCAATCATATTAACTGTGTTACGCACGAGTGCTGTTAGTGCCTTGGGCTTACGACCCATATCACCCTTCATGTCACCTTTGTCAAACTGGTCAACATCAGTAGGCGTCAACAACATACCCAAACTATCAATTACAAACAGCACCTTGGGGCGATCTTCTTCCGCCATTGCTTTGTAGTCTTTCATGAATGTTGAGATTGTTTTTGCAACATCGTCAATCATGCTCATTGACAGTTTAAGCAATTTGCTTTCATCTGTATCTACGCCCAGTGCATGTAGCCAACTTTCATCCAGTGCATTTTCACTGTCAATTAGCACTACAAAGATACCCTGGTCCTGTGCATTTTTTACAATATTGCCACTGGCAAAATAACTCTTGCCTGCACCACTTTCACCAGCAAACACAGTTACCTTTCCCATAGGAACACCTTTATGGAAGTCTCCACTTACTAGATAGTTTAATGCATAACTACCTGTACTAATCCAATCAGTAGGATCGTTAAAGCCAATGCTTAGTCCATCAATACTTTTTGTAATATCTTTTCTAAATTTGCTTACGTCAAACGGTTTTGCCATTTTGTTTCCTTTTACAATATTAATTCAATGTTTTGATCAACTTTGTTATTTTTAACAAATATTTCATATAGATCGCCAACAGAATCTTTGTAATCTTTAAAGTTTCCAATGGGTATATATGACCCAATTGGATTTTTGCCTTGCTTTTTCATCCACTGTATATAGTCTTTAGGATATTCATTATTATAAGGTCTTTTTAACAAACAGTCAAGAGTATAAGGTAATCTATCAAAATTAGTTATTTTTGCAACTTCGTCACTGTGTAACCAAGCATCATATTCGTCTCTTCCAAGACTCCAATACTGTAGACTTAAATGACTTATGCCGTGTGACAAATAATCACAAATATTATCTAAACTTGCAAGTTGATGTTTAAATTTAGTTTCTGAACTTTGTTCTATATATCTAATCTCACAACTAGATTCAATTTTATGAAATGCAAGATTTATATCATAAAATAAATCTAACCATTCATTTCCCATTTTGTCTAATAATCTAGGCAATGCAGGATGGTCATGATGTACTTGTGCCCAATCTCTATGTACTTGATTTAAAAAATTTTGATCTAATCTTACTTCATCATAGTCAAATGTTGTAATGTTAAATTTAGTTTTAAATAATTCATTAACTTTTGCTAGTGAATCTTGCAGCCTGTTAATACTTTTATATGGAAAATCATCTTCTTTAATCTTAAATTTATTACTAGGCAACTGTTCTAGCCAATGCTCTACTAGAGGCAGATGTGTAACATCTACTGTTAAATAATCTCCTGTTTTTGTCCATATAAATTTCATGAAAAATAAGGGCGACATTACTGCCGCCCTCTGTCCTTATGATTGGCGGTTACGGATCATCGCAAGGATGTCTTCAGCCCGCTTGCTTTCACCAGCAGGTGCTTCTGCAGGTGCTGCCACTGTTTCAGTTTGTGGAGCAGGAGCAGGAGTTTCCGCTACTGGTGTTGGAGTTGCTGTTGAAGCAGGTGTTGCTGGAGCGGCTGCCGCAGTAGACGTACTTGAGGATGAGGATCCTGCGGGTGCTTCTACTCCATATGGACGATAGTATTGTGCCCAACGCTCTGCGTCATAGGGCTGTCCATCTACACTTGCTTCGAACATCTCTTTAATGCACTGCAATTCTACTTCAGTAGGTTTCTTAGGAAGGAAATCACTAAGTGTATGTAAGCCATGTGTTTCAATAGCCTGCATTTGTTGTTCAGTAAGTGCAGTTTCTTTACGAGCCCATTTGCTGGTGCTATAGTCTGCATACTGACCCTTAGTTGTCTTTGTGATACGGAAGTCCAATCCCTGTGTATAATCTGTAGGGAGTTCCTGGATATCCGGATCC